GCTGTCCCTTTGAGGTAAGAGCTGTTTTTTCCTCTCGATGGGCAACGCCTATCGGGTGGAAAGGATAGCTCTTTTTTATTGCAAAAAAATAATCTCATTTTTATGCTCCCGTAGCTTAACTGGATAGAGCAGAGCTCTTGAAAAGCTTAGCGTGTCGTAGCGCCTAGATGAAGGTCCAAATCCTTCCGGGAGCACAATGATGAGACTATTTCAATAAATTCTATATTTAGTATAGACAGGACTTTGCATTGTACGTCAAGATATCAAAATCTTCAAGACTCATACGGGTCTGGAATTGGACTGCTCAGACGATCCAACTCATCACTCACTCTATCTTCAGCTGCTATGGCTTCCTGTTCTGCTACTCTTGTATGAGACATTTTGGCCCGTCTTCTCATTAACTCTACATTCTCCCAGAGTTCAGTGACATGTCTATCTTCTACCTTGATAACAAAATCATTTGCTAGTTGTAGTACTTCTTTCATAGACAATATTTAACGTATCCTGCATGTACTGTTTAGCACGCTCAGGATCGTCTTCCATAAATTCAGCGGCACGATATGAAAAGCAGTCGGTAAGATATACCCTCATTTCCTGATCCATATTCTTTGTAAGCATTGCATTGAATAATGAATCCCTAAAGGTACGTAACTGATCCCAGTTATCACGCCACTGCTCTTTCATATTACTGCCCGATGATACCGTTATAGTCGATACTTTTTGTTTTCTTTAAGAACTCATTTAGAGCGTTCAAAAAGGCTATCACTCCCGCTACTCCTACACCCTTCCAGTCAATTGAGTTGGAACTTAACCCAACAATTAAAAGAGGAATCATAGCTAAGAGAGCTACTTTAACGAACTCTTTTAGTGCGATTAATAATGATTGCTGCCATTTCATATAATTCACCTCCTTATTTATCTAACCAAAGTAATACAATCCCGATTCCTGCCAATACTGCGGCAACTACTGCACCTGCTGGTACTGAAAGAATAGGGGCTATTAAAAAGACTGCTACTGCTGTCCAAAGTAATTTACTACCCATATATATTCACTTCCTTTCTTTACGATTAACTTGTCAATTATCTTGACCAATACAACATATATGCTGTTGCTACTGCTATCCCTACAACAAATCCTGTTGAAATGATGGCATAACTCCATTTGTTTGATAGTTCTTCATCTTTTCTTGTCATAACTGACCTGCAAGGAACTTGACTTGTGACACTTTAGAATCAATAGACGTTCCACCGTTAATCGTGGCTACTATTTGATTGAGAATGTCCTGACGATGATCCCCTTGTTTCACTCGTAACCATCCGAGAATGCCTTTATATGAGTGGTTCTGAGTATGGGGTTTAGACCCTGTAGGGAAGTTCTGGTCAAAGCTCTGTATACTCATGACATCCCCTGAGAGGTAGATTGCTACATGACCTGCTGGCCCTAGTCCAGTTCCCCAAAAGAGAATATCACCCTTCTTAGGTACACCCGTTGGAGTGTTAGGTATGAGATCAAACTGTTCATGACCATATACAGCGTTAAAGTTTAAAAACACATCTTTAGCTGTTGGTGCTGCAAGGACTCGTTTATCACTTATTCCCAGTACATCAATGCAATACTGGTGCATTAAGTCCATACACTGGAACCCGTAAGCTCCATCTGTATCCACCCCTATCCCTGTATATTTTTTTACAAAGTCATCTATTGTCACTTTCCCGCCTTTCTTAACAGGCTGGAATAAATAGACCGGAGAGCTGAACGGAGCCTGTCACCCGTTAGCCCTAATAATTTCGCTTGTTTTCTTGATGTAGCTCGTAGTTGTCTGGTTGTTGGTTTCATGCTTTGAAATTCTGAATATAAAATACGACTAAATATGTTGCTACAGCGGTGAAAACGGAGGTAAGGACTGGAGTGAGATATTTCCACATGTTTCTGTTGTTTTCTACGGATACAAGACGTGTTTCTAACGACTTTTGAAGGTCATCAAATTGTAGTTTAGTTATATATACCCCAGAGAGCTCTTTTATAGATGCGTTAATAGAAGCAATATCCTTTTGTATGTAAGCGATATCTTTTCCTATTAATTCTATTTTTGTTTGGTCAGTCTGCTGTAGCATATGCTAGAAATTTTTTAATAATTTGGATATAATGCTATTATTATGTTTGTTGATATCCCTGAATTCGAAGGCCTGTATGCTATAAGTAAGCTGGGTGAGATTTGGAGCCATAAAACTAATGCAAAATTGAAACCTATTAAGCTCAAAATTGGCTATACAGTTGTAAACCTCCACAAAAATAGAAAACGCCACGTTCTTTATATTCATCGTCTTGTGATGAGGACTTTTGTCGGTCCATGCCCCAAAGGTATGAACGTTAATCATAAAAATGGGATAAAAGCTGATAACAGATTGCAAAATCTTGAGTATCTTACATATAGTGACAATGAAAAGCATGCTTATAAATTTCTTAAAAAGATTTATCCCGCCAAAAAAGGAATAGACCAGTGGAGACATAAATTTACAGAACAAGACATTCTTAAAATTAGACAACTTTATAAAGAAGGAATTCGACAACCAATGATCGCAAAAATATATAACTGCACTCAGCCTGCTATATCTGCAATTACCACTAGAAAGAACTGGAAACATATCTAGTATATTGTTGTTTATTAAGGCGATTTTGGTTTCGTCAGTCGGCATGATTTTCCCCATAAAGTTATGAACTCATAAATATATAACCACCTATAAAATCGTCAGGTGCATAAATGTTCATTTCATCAATTTCTAGGAATGATCCATCTCCGTTATTTGCGGAAATGTTGAGGCGATATTTTTGGTATTTAGTGGTGTTTGTGAATCCTGTAAATATTTTTGGTGTACCCGTAACCCACGTTGTGATCCCAGACTGAGTATCTAATGTTACCCAACTAGATCCATTCCACCCCTGATATGTCCAGTCCTTAGGTGCACGCGTTGTAGATTGAGGCTCTATACGATATTCATCTGAAGCCCACAAAACTGAACCGAAGTCATATTCAAGTGTCCCGCTCGTAGCATTTGCGATCCATTGACTGTCTGCTTTATCAAATGCGTGCCATGCTGCCCCTGAAGCTTCATTAGAAGCAGTCACCACGTTTGGCGAAGGTGCTGAATTTGAAGACATCGTAGCTGTACGATCTATTCCACTCATAAAAACTCCTATAAATCGTTATATTGAGCTACTCCAAAACGAATAATTACTCCCATTAATCGAGCATCAGAGGTGTTTGTATCATTTGCAGGATCTCTCGCAACTCTAAACTGAACCCAGTCCCCTGCAGTTGGTGTTCCAGCTATAGTTATTGCTGAAGTAATTGCACTGATATGAACTTGACCAGTAGAAAGAAGTGTGTCTGTAACCTCTTGTAGAGTTCCATATGCCGTGTCTAGCGCATCGCCATCTGAAAATGATCCACCGGACAATTCCCAGTTAACCGTTCCAGATCCTGCTGTTGCATACCACACAAATTGAGCTGTCACAGTAGAAGCATCCCAGTACTTAGGAGAAGGGATACCAAACTCTGCATATTCTTTAGATGTTCCCGCTCCATCAAAATCAAGCACCTTTATATTCACTTTGTTTGTAGAAGTCTCTACCTGAGTCAAAGCGGCACAACCTGCAGTTGTTGAAGGATACATAGCAGAAGCTGGGACATAAATTCCACGTTTAGGATCTGCACTATTTACCTGAATATTAGATGTTGAAGCAGGAAGATTAGCATCGTTAGATGATACTGCTACCACTTTGGTTCCATCTACAGCTCCAGTCGATTGAGTAAGTATATTTTTTAAAGAATCAATTAAATCATTCCACATGAGCGCACTGAATATACCTCGCACAGATGTGGTGGCCGCATGAGCTTGAGGTGATCCACCTTCCAACCCTCTGTTTGCCAAAGGAGTAGTAAGATCACTACCTGCAAGTCCTGTAGCATAAGCTATTTCCTCTGTGGCTGTTCCCTCGTCTAAAAGTATAAGTCCTTCACCGCTTTTAGCCTGAAAATTAGTTGTAGATGTAAGCGGAGTGGTCGTTTGAATATTTGTCATCGATGATGGCGTAGTTGTAGAGGCTGAATTTCCTATTGCGTATTTTAGTTTTGGTGCTGCCATAATTTATCCATTAAAAAAGGACAGACGGATGGTCTGTCCTGCCCCTATAAGGGAACGGTCAATATATTTCTTGTAACAGAAAGATGGTTATAGTCAACTTATTTAAAGTTTTAACTTTTTAACTTTAACTTTTTTTATTTTCTTAGACTTTGATATTTTTATTTTTTTAGATTTTCCACCGCCTAATCTAAACTTTTTATATTTAATGGTCTTCAATTTGCTCCCTAATTGATCAGCTGTAATTTTATTAGCTTGAAAATCTTTGAGCGCTTGATTTGACTCAGATGTTAGTGATCCTGTTTCTTTGTTTTTTTTCAATTGCTCATATGATCTTACCTGCGAAGTTTGAGAGCCTGATCTAACTTGGGCTTTAAAACGTTGAAGTTCTAAATCTCTTGTCATTTTTCGAGCTTGATCATCAGTGATTTTCCCAGAAGTATTAAGATTTATAATGTCTGATATTTGACTATTTAATTGTGTTGAGTAGTCTTTTAGTAAAACAGAATCTACATCTGGTTGACCTGTTAATTTAGGAACTGGAACAGGTGTTAGATCAGCTGTTTTTAACTTTCCATCAGAACCAATATAATATTGAGCATTAGGGTTATTTTCTAGTTTTTGTATCTGTTTAATACCTATTTCTTGTGGAATGTCTCCTCGATTTACTCCACCTTTAATATCATTAACCTGAAATTTAACTGCCTCCTGTTTTTTCTCATCAATTGCCTGTTGTTCTTCTGGAGTTCTTTTTTGTCCACCTATGAACCGTCTTAATATTGGAGCTTTATTGATAATTTCACCCTGATTATTTTGATCGCTCTTATATTGATCTGGTACTAATGGATTAACTACAGTAGAACCTATCTTTGCCCATCCTGTAGCGTAACCCTCTATCATGTTTTGAATTTTAGCGGGCGACACACCAATTTTGTCTCCAATCATTTTGTATATCGGTGACGTGTATGAAGTAGATTGATATCCTGCTGGATAATTCTTTTTATAGTCAGGCACAATTTGCTGACCGCTAAAGAAACTATAATTGGCTGCGTTTTCTGCCAAAGGTCGAAGTGTTGTTGGTATAAGGTCTCCAGAATTATCTATTGGAGAAAACGCCTTTAATGAAGCAATAAGCGACTTTTGTACATCTCCGCCTTTCCCTTCTGCAAACGACATAAAATTTTCTATTGGATTTGCCAGTTTTCCTATTTCACCTTTGGGAATTTTTACGTATTGAGCTCCTCCCAGTTGAGGGATAGGAGTATCACTTAGCATGATGATAAAGTTGCTATCTTTGTCGCTTTGAGATACAACTCTTGGATCATTGTATGACTGAAATCCTCGGTTATGAGCGTAGAGAGCCATGGCTGGAGCTGCGGTTATCATTCCTATTCTTAATGAAGCTCCTGCAGGGTCATTTTTAACAGTTCTTAAAAGTCTATCAATGCCTTGAACGCGAGCATTTAAAAACGCATATATAGCATTTATAGATTGTGTTTTAGATCCTCTTCGTGCAAAATTAACTGTTCCTTCCTGAGCTGCATTAGCTGCTCGAATAGCTGCTTCCTGTGGATTCAAACCTTGTTTAATACCTTTCTTTAATGCGTCTTCAAACATTGAAATTCGAGTAGGTTGCTCAGAATATTCACCTAGCGCTTGAAGAACGTGCACAATTGAACTTGGTTTAGGCAAAGATAATCCTTTGTTTCCTGTTATGTCCTCTACTGTGTTACGTAAAAAGGGTCGATCTAGAGCAACTCGTGAGGTCATACCGCCAGATTTTAAGAAGTCCTGATAAACAGAATCCTGTTTAATCATGTGAGCCAAGCCACTAACCCACTTTAAAGGGTTAAGTCCAGTATTAACAAACGCACTTTGTAAGTCTCTAGCTACGTTCGGAGCCATAAATTCAGGATTTAACCCCGTAGCTGAGGCTCTAAATATTTTAGTTGGAAACGCAAGAATTTTTACAATTGTATTTAATGCTTCTTCGGATAATCCTTTTGCTGCATCTGCAACTTCTTGTGGAACTGCATAGTGTTCAACTTTCCCATTTTCGAACAATGCAATATTTGATTGATTACCTACAGGGCCATTTATTTTTTTAATAGTTCCTTCTGGAAGTTTTGGAGCTAGACTAACCAAGGTCTTAGCTACTTCTTGTCGTTTCGCAAGTCCAACCATTTTATAGGTAGCTTCTACAATACTTTCTATAGGATCTTGAATTGCTTTATCACTTCCCTTAATTCCCTTTACAACATCCTGACTAGATATTGATCCGGCACCCTTAGCTGGTGTCATGCCTAAAAATGTATCGACTTGATCCATTACACGTTTAAAGGGAACATAAAACTGATTTTTTTTCTTCATTGCGTTATATGATTCCTTACTCATAATGCCAGTATCAACAAGATAAGTTTTTGTCATAGTATCTTGATACTGATAAAGTTTAGTTAATGTCTGGCCCAATGCTTTAGTCTTTTCTGGACCTAATTTTTCCTGTAATTTTCTTAATACACTTAACGCATTTACAGATTGAGAATCGAGTTTTTTATCTCCAGCCAATGACTGAATATCTTCTACAATATTACTTCCTCTGATGCCTCGCTTTGCCAGTTCTAAATCCCGCATGGCAATAGCTGCTGATCGTAAATCTCCTATGTCATGCTCTTTTAAAATAGGAGCAAGTTCAAAATCTACATGATACTGTCCTATCGATCCCGTTCCATAATATCCCGTCATAGCATTCCTCATGGCCTGATCTTCTCCTGCTTTGTGTGCAACTTGTGATAACGGATTAAACCTGTCAATAGCCTCAGTGTAAAACTTGTTTACTTTTGATTTTATTCCGTCCAGAAAAGTATTGGAGTTGTTTTGTGGTATACTTCCAGGCAATGAAAGAGGTTTTTCTGGTGGCATCCCTGATCCTCCCTGTGACGTTTGTAGCTCTTGGCCTACTCGCAACAGTTCTTGTCCCTGTTTCGCTGCTTCGGATGTGGTGGAAGCGTTCCCAACGTCCGGTAGTGCTAAAGCTGTTCCTGCTGTTTCTGGGACTGGTATGTCTGTATTACTGGCTGCAGGCAGCATGGGGTTCTTCTTTTTCCCAGCCATGGGGTTACTAACCTCTGCGCCAAAGTTTATAAATCCACCTTCGTTACCACCTAGGTATTGTTTCCACAATGGGAGTACAATCCTTTTTCCAGTTTTAGGATCTACATCGGTTGTTGCTATTGGAGTATTAAGATGTTTTATCCATCCTTGAACGTATGAAGAAGACTGTCCTAGGTGTTGAGCTATATTATTTACTATGGCCCCTCCCACATCTCCACTGGTTTGAGATAAGGCACCTACAACTAGTCCAAAAGCCGCCTGATCTGTAGCATTTTTAATTCTATCTTGCGTACCTGGCTGTAAAAGTCCCGTAAATCCAGACTCAAGACCATTTTTAACAGAACTCATTGCCCCTCGTTTAAGGACTTCTCCTCCAAATGATCGTCCTATACCCGTCAGAGGAGAATTAGATAATTCTTTAGCAAATAAAGGATTAACCTGACCTAACGCATTATATTGGGCATTTTGTTCATATCCTTTTGAAAAGTTTTTTGCATAATCTTGAAATAAAGGACGATTATTTAGCGCATTATCTACCGCTCCAAATCCTATATTAGTAAGTCCACCAAACGCATTCGCTAAAGGATTTGCTTCACCTGCAAATCTTAATCCACTGTATAAATCATTAGCCTGACTATTCTGATTTTGAGACTGCCATTTAGTTATCTGATCAGTAATTGGTTTTGAATAGTCAATTTGAGTAAGAGGAGCGAGATATATACCTAGTTGTACTGGGGGTGAAGTGCGTACAGCTGCTGCAGCCTCTCCTGGTAGACGCTGGATAGTATCTTGAGCTGTTTGTCCAATGATGTTTCGAAAGGGATCTGTGATTTGTTGTGCTAGATTTCTATCCTGTGGAACGGGAGAGACAGTAGGACGAATAGAATCACCTACAAATTGAGAGAAATCATTGACGGTGTTTTGAATCTGTGGGCCTATTTTAGAGGCTATATACGGTATAGGTGCAGTATGAAGCGTGTCAGAAAGTTTCTGACCTATTGGAGCTAATTTCTTTTTGTATTCTTCAATAAGATTGATAGACACATATACTCCTTAGAAGCTAAGTCCACCAGATAGTAACGCTGATTGAGCATCTAGCCCCTGTTTTTTCCGTGGATCTTCCGTTAACCCCACTTGTCGAGGGTTAAGTCCCTGAGATGTGGGTATTAACACATTATTAGTAAAATCCATGTAGTTAAAATCAGGGTTTTTATAAGCTTCTAATTGGCCAGCTTCCTGCAAAAGTTGGAGTTTTTGAGCATCAACCTTAGCTTTAATTGTTCCTTGAGCCTGTCTGATTTCAGCAATCCTTTGGGACAAAGCGGCATTTGCTGCGTTAATGGCATCCGTGCGTTGTCGATCACTAAACCGCATATCATTTTGAATATTACCTTTTAGAGTTTCGTATTGATTTTTTAATGTATTTAAAAGATTTGTATGTTCACTGGTCTTTTGATTCAAAAAGTCATCAAGCTGATTTGTTCTATCTTGATACGCTTGTACGTAATCCGCACGAATCTTCCCAAACTCATTGATAGGTTTGCTAAGTAATTCCCCTGCAGCACTGGAATTTAATATTCCTAATGCTCGAAGTGTATTTCTATTAGATCTCTGCGCTGACTGCGCTGCAGCTCCAGCTTGTTCTATATTTTTGTCTCGTGCCTGTTCTGCTCCGACTTTCTGTTGACCCACCTGACTCTGGATACCTTGAAAATCCGTATTTGCCTGATCGATTCCTGTATTATAGTCACCTGTAAGTGAATTTAATTGGTTATTTCCCTGAGCTTGAAGGTAATCGAATTGATTATTTAATGCTGATAGTTCAGAAGCGTTATTCGGAATGGGTGTACTTGTTGTAGGGTTTGATGTCCTTGCAACAGGAGCCTGTATTTGAGCAGACAAAACATCCCCCCCTGTAGTTAGAGAGGCTGGTCTCGTTCCTGTTAATCCACCACTATTGTACGCTTGATTTACGTTCAAAGGAGATGCATTTCCGAATGAATACTGACTTAGTTGACCTGATTGTGCAGAAGAGGGATTATATAATGATAAACCTCCTGAGCTTAATAGTTTGCTGTAGTCTAATGCCATATGCTATAATCCTATAGTAATGAAATACTTTATTATATTTTTTCTTATTTTTGCTTGTATTGGAACATATATATACTTTTCACAGAAAATCGCTGCTGTGAACAAAAGTATTAAATATGTGGAATCAATTCCGACTCCTACTCCCGTATTTCTAAACGCTGAAAAACTTATGAAACAGGTCAATGACTGGCGTGTTACACAAGGTCTTCATCAATATTTGATTAGTGACCAGCTATGTGAAATTGCAAATAAAAGAATCCCAGAAATCAGACAGGCTTATGGTCATGATAAGTTTGCCATCGACTATAAACACTTTCCTTACAAGATTTCTGAAAACCTTATGCAAGGGGGAATAGATGAAAAACAAACGCTAGACGCTTGGTTAGGATCTAAACCGCATAAAGAGACGCTTATGAAAGACTATAAGTTTACCTGCATTGCTACAGATGGAACGAATGTCGTTCAAATATTTTCTTCTCTTGGTCAATAATTTAATGTGCATTAAAAAACCACCATCTCTGGTGGCTTGCGTATTTAGTACGATCAGCTTTACTTGATTAAATCATTCTATTGCTTATAGTCAAGCATTAATGAATACACTAAATAACTGTACGAGATTTAAGGGGAACAATAGTAGAATATGCGGCCCCCGTTATGGTTCCGGTATTCCCTAGACCTGATGAATCTGTTGCGGTGGTTCCTGATCCCTCATCTAGTTTATGATATGTAACTAGTCCTGATGTTGGAACGATTCCTTTATAGTAAAGATCTGAGACCTCTGTAGAACTTAATGCTCTAGACCATGAAATACATTCGTCCAAACTTCCAGTATGCGATCCTGCTGTGGTGTTCCGTTTTAAACATCCCCATGTCGTCAAATTGAATGTATATGGCGTTGCCTGTAGAGCGAATGTCTGAGTTGTATCTACACCATTGCAATATACTTTGACTGCCCCTGCGTTAGATGTGATAGTTATATGTTGCCATACACCAGCTTTTAAAAAATCAACTGTACCTGCCTGATCTCCTCCTGTATTTGCATCATTTTTATTAAAACAATTCATCTTCCCTGCAGTTCCAATGTGAAATGCAATTATTTGAATAGCATTTGTACTGTTTGCCTCACTAAAGAAATACGTTCCTACGCTGAAATCTCTTATGTATGACCAGAAGCTTAACGTGAAAGTAGTCGATGCAGTAACGGGAAGTCCAGATGTCTGGGCAACGTCTATTCTATCTGTAGTATTACTCGCAAATTTTAAACAAGTACCCATGTCTCGAACTAAAAATTTATTTGTGACTGCATTTCTTGGTTTAAATGCAACAAGAGATGAATATGTGGCTCCGGTAATTGTACCTGTAAATCCGTTGCCAGAAGCGTCTGTTGTAGAAGAACCAGAGCCTTCATCAAATTCGTAGCTCAGAAAGATATTTGACGTGGGTGGAGCAGTCAGATATGCGTTTAATACTTCTAATGACGATAGCCCTGTTGTATACAGTCTGAATTTATCTAAATATCCATTAAAAAATGTACCATTTGTGCCTTTGAAATTGACAGCTCCTATAGCAAATGGAAATTCAAAATTAGAGAATGTAGACGGGGATTCAGATAAACTTGCAGTGATTGAAACTGATGCACCATCAAAATACAATAATGCTGTATTAGTAGAGGGTGTAATAACTATAGCCACAAAATGCCATTTGTTATCATTAATATTTAAAGAGGATGTTGAAGCGAATTTGTAATTTTTAGCATCCTGAGATCGAACGAATACACCTAAATATCCCTGAGTAAGTGTGTGTGAAGAGTCTGAATTTAGACGTACCCAGAACGCCGTTGGATTAGCCCCTCCGGTATTGTTCGCTTCTCCGCAGATTATGTCCTGTGTCGTTGATCCTGTCTTTATCCAAAAAGAAATAGTAAACGTAGACGCTAAATAAGTACTACCAAAAGAAGATAATGTGGTGGCTGCCACTACGTCTGAAGTTCCATTAAACTTAAGACAGGTTCCAAAATCCCGTATCAGAAGTCTTTGTGTATTTGTTGATGATCGGATATCTATCATAGTTATGGATAACTTTTAAATGCAAAATCTACCGGTGCTGTATAAGATGTATATAAGTTACCCGTTGTTGTGGGTGTACCAAAGCTCCATATTAATTTCATAGAAGAATGACCGTTCACGACTAACGTAGATTTGACATTTACTTTTGTAGATGTACCATCTGTAGTGATTGTTTCTGCAAGGCTCCATGTCTGACCTGTATCGATAGATCGATATCTCACAATATTCCCACCCTGCCAAGTTGATGGGTTTGTCCCTATTTGTGCGTAAATATCAATAACTGAATCGCTAATAACATCCATCTTTAATTCATCAAATTGGTATCTTGTAGCTGAAGAAACAGTCACCGGAGAAGTCCAAGCAGAACCGTTATAGCGAAGAAATTGTATATTTTTATTTGAGTTTAAATTCCATGCTAAATAAGGACGGTTATTAGAATCTAGTTTCATGTCGCCTGGAAAAGCTCCTGTAGCTTCAAGGGTTTCTAAATTTGTTTCATCAACAGGTAGGCTGTATGTAGTCCCGTCGGCTTTTTTCCATGTAGTACCACCATCAAGACTCTTCATATAGCAGGAATTTCCAAAAGGATCAGTTGGTTGAGCTAATGATGGTCGATAATTAACTATTATATGTATAGAAGGAGGTGTTTCGGTACCAATTCCAACCCCATACACATAAGGGGTATTTCCAGCTGCAGAAGCATTTAATCTCGTATTACTTGTCCATGTAGCGCCACTATCAGTACTTTTGACTATATATGTTCCTAAAGGTGATGTACTTCTATAGATTACATATATAGTGTTATCGGGCATCACAAATGGCATAGGGTACGTAGCTGAAGTTGCCCCAGTCACGTTAGTTTTACTTCCCCAAGAAGTTACGTCGTAAGCACGTGTAGATTTTCTAAAAAATAATTGGTTGGTATGACACCCATAAAATACATATAGATATCCGTTGTTATCTATACACATGTATGGCCCGTTATGGTCGATGTCTGCAGGACTACTATAGTCTGATTTAGACCCTACTTGATAAGCTATTCCTGCAGAAGATCCTCCAGCGCTGTTAATATCAGCTATCATTACATTCCCCCCAGCATCAGTCCAAGGGAAATATGTATGTCCATTTTTATATACTGCTGCTGGATATGAACCTGTAGCACAGGCACGAATATCTGGATTTGAGTAGACTAATCCGTTGGTATATCGGGTTGATCCGATTAATTGCCGCGCCATGTTAAACCTCCTCTTTTACTTTGGGGGAAATGGTAAATTTTTTATTGAGGCTAATGCTTTTTACATCTGGAGATTCTTTTTCTACTTTACGAAGTGGTTCATAATCTTTTAACCAGTTAGTTACATCACTAATTATTGATTCCTGATCAGTACCTGAAACCATCATTCTTTTATCGTAAACCTCGCCATCGTCAAAAGTTACTGTGATGGCAATCCAGTTTTGTTCTTTATTTACTTCTTTTACTTTAAAACTTGTCATAGTTTCTCCTTATCTATATGAACAACTAACGTTTACATCTGCTGTAGTTGTGAATCCAATGTAAATTCCCGTTGCCATGACATAATCTAAAACAACAGAAAAAGGCATAAATGGGGTTGTAGTAAAAGTGTGATTGAAAACCTGCGTTCCTGACTCGGCGGTGTTGTCATAAATTATTATTGAACCTGCTGTAGGAGCGGCATCATTACATGAAATAGTCACGGTATGAAGAAATCCCGCAGAAGATTTCACTTGAGCGTCTGCTGTTATTACTGACTTATATGAGTACTGAGCTTCTACTTTAGCTACGCCATTTGTATTGTCTTCATATAATGGCTGGTATGTTTCTCGTACTTTTGTATTTCCATTAACATCAAACTGTACGGAAGTAGTCCCGCCATCTGCTAAAGTCGGCGGTGTTGCGTTGTATTTTCCTCCTCCACCTACTGACGTCCCATCCGGATTTACGACAACTAATCCCGCCTGCCCTGTGGTAGTAGTACTCTCTTTGACTAATAACGCTTCTCTTTCAGCTGAATTTAGTGGTAATGACATATAAAAAAAGACAGCCTGTATGGCTGCCCTGCGTTTTAAAACGAACGGACTATATTAAGGGTAGAGTAGTATAAAGAGAGTTAAAGTCAAATATTAAAATGTGAACCAATTCGATCCATTTGAGTATATTGAGACTGACGCATATGCAGTACTTAATAACACCTCGGTAGCTCCATCAATTTTCTCTGATCCAGCGGGACGAATATATATACTTTTACCTAACAAATTAGAATATTCCACCTTAAATATATAGACCTTTCCAACTGCTATGGTTGCAATAGGAGGGAGAGTAAAAAATAGATCGTCAGTATTTTCTGTTACCGCGACTAGTGTATCCGTTTCTAAGACATCATAGTCCTGATCATGAACAGAGGTACGATTCAGATTGAAATCTGCAGAGGTATCCTTCGTTCGCAATTTGCCTAATATAGGATCGTATTTAATCATATTAGCTATATGTCAATGCTGTTAGGTCTGAGGCTACATTGTCAAAATTAGAGTTACCATCACACCACGTGATTACTGTTCCGGTTGTTTCATCTATTTTTTTGCATTGCCATTTATTATCAGATTGAGAAGTGCCAGGTGCAGCTATCGCGACATAGGTCACACTCCCTACAACAGTCATTTTCAAAGCTACAGTATCGGATACGCTACGGGTAGCGTTTACACCATCGTATCCCACTACCTGAACTACTAGTGTCTGAAGATCATCGTCAAAACTTTGATTAAGAATGTGCTCTTTAGAAAATTTTTTCACTTCCCCTGTTTTTGTGTTTACTGCCATACAGATCGCCTCTCCATTTCTTCAAATACCATTCGATTCATTTCAAGACTCGACTTTGCTTTTCCTAGTTTCATAAACATTCTTCTTTTTTCTTCAGGGTTTCGGATAAATGATAGCTGTTTCCATGCCTGTATAACGCCACCTATTCTATCTAAAACAACATGCGGATCTGCCTCCTGATCCAGACCCATATCAAATTTAATATCATCAAGTACTCTTTTAAATGAGGACGTGGTAGGAGACAATCCTTTTTGTTTAATGATGTCCTTTAAATAGAATTTAACCTCCTGATGTTTTTCTTTATCTTCAGATGGCATGTTTTCTACCTCATCATCAATACCCATGCTTGAAAGTAAAATATCTTTACCACTGTCTTCAAATACCTCTATGGGTTCTGTTCCTAAGAATCCCTCTGCTGGAGCAACATCGTTTTTCTGGGAGTCTGATCCATCAGCCATTGGCAACGGTATTGATGGCTCTGGGACTGATCTGAATATGGTATCTGTCATACTACCTCCTCTGATTCATAATAGTGTCTACTCTTCGGCTTGGCCTCAAGCACTACTCCTAGCAAAGTGAATGATGCACTTGTGCCGTTGTTATCAAACTCCATGAGAAAGCTCCGACCTAATAAATTCACATTTTTTAAACGTCTTACAATGTTATTGTCTTGTTCAGATACACCAGTTCCATAGGATTCACCTAATAAAAAATCTTTAAAAGTATAATGTTTAAAGTTTATAGATGGAGAAATTGTTCCAATGTTAGACGTGTATTCTGTAGTTACTCCATCCTTAATAATGCGGGCTATAATTGTCCCTGTAGGGCGACGAAGCATAACATGAATATTTTTAAGTGTTTTATAGCGCTCTAATTCTCCAAATGATTCAGCTTTTATCCTAAAATATCCACGTATAGCTGTACCAAAATCATCTGTACCAGATAAAATCTGTTTTACATACCCACTGGAATCATCCCCATAAAGGTAGTTATTATTTCCTGACGTGTCTTTGTATGTAGCCCAGCAGTTCGCTTGTATGTTCGACCACTTATACCATCCCAAACGCTCTCTATCGTATACAAGAGCTTTACTATTGGTCGTAGCTCCACTGGGAGTATATGCGAATATGACAAGATTTTTGTCTTGATCAGAGACATATGTTGCAGAAATATTCATTAAATACGCTCTATCAATTGTTTCGTATACAGATCTTACTCTGGAAGAAAGTTCGTTAGTTCTTAAAACGTCAAAGGCAAATCCTGCCTCATTCCCAACAGTGAATATTCCTCTATCTGATGCAAAAAAAATGTCATTTTCAACTGCAACAACTGATCTATGAGATATACATCCAATAGATGGAGATACTTGTTCAATAGATGGAATACCAGCTGTGGTAAAACTGAATTGGTAAAAACTGCGCTCTTTAAATACTAATAAACTGTTTTTGAATACTTTTAATGCAGTACCTATCTGACCATCATTTTTACTAACATCGATAAATCCTCCCCCATTGCTTACGGTAAAATCATTAATTTTGTCACCACCTCCGGAATAATACATACGGGATGGATTGTCGGGATCGCCTAAAATAAATAATGAGTCTTTGTAAACTTCTAAATATTTTCCTCTCGGTCCATCTGTTTGATTTGCTTCTGCGGGTGGGAATGTTTCATCTGGGGTGACTGTTCCTTTATCTACGTAGGTAACAGACCCATTTCCATCAACATATGTGATAAAAAACCAGGAGCCGTCTCTTCTTCCAAATACGTTATATCCAATAGCATTCGTTACAGCAGTCCATGAAACAGTCATGTAGCTGGTATTATCGAGAGTTGATTGATTGAGGGTAGTAGAACCTGCGGGTGATGGCGCTGATCTTCCTACAGCTGTTACGGCCTCTATTTTGTATGAAAATGTATAAGTTCCTGCTGTTCCTGTTCTTGTTACTGTGGGAACGAGTGGATCAGAAATAGCAATAAATGACTGGATTGCTGATCCATCATAATATGTTAGTGGATCAGTTCCATTGCCAAGGTACATTCGGTCGTACGCCATGACTCCATTAGCATTTAATCCAGTTGTGTATGTGTATCCGGATACGTTATCAAAATCTCCTGTAGAAGAGTTATATACCTGAAGTGCTGTACCGCACATTCTTAGTAGTTTTCTTGTTCCGTCAGAGTTGTAGTAAGGAAATAGTCCAGTTACTTGAGATCCATTCGAGTTTCCAAAATACGTTTGTCCATCTCTAGGGCATTGGACTTTACCGTCTTCTACAAGTTGAATATCCTGAGCCTCTGATAGCTCATCAGGTCTGATTTGTGTACTTGATACAGTAGTATTAAGCCCTCGAATGAACTTCTCCATTCTAGCTGTAACAGTAGTATCTTTAAATCTGGGGCGTGGATATTGACGCATACTAATATGAACCTATACCTCGTGATCTAATGGAGTTTTCCTGTGTGCCCATGGTAATTATTTGACCTACGGCCGGAGCTTCCTCAATTCCTTCCTGTGTTCCTATAAGAGCTTCAGCTTTACCCAGCACATCGAGAACTTTTTCATCTTCTTCTTCGGACTCGTACATTTCTGCTAAAGCAAGATAAGCGACAATATTGATGTCTGGAGTTATGATTGGGTCGGTTGTAGCTGTTCGAGTAGGTGGCACCCAAAAGTAAGAATACGTAATAACCTCAGAATCAGCGGGGACAGGATTTATTTTAATTTTCCATGCGTCATTTGCAGCGTCATACCACTGCGTTGCTATTCTGCTCCAAGTGTTTCTGTTATATTCATTTTTAAATGCGGTATACCCGATAATTCTTGTTCGTTTATCTTCTGTTGTTCCACCCACAAATATCTCAGAAAGGCCTTTTTCTCTCATAGGATAGGAAGTACTGCCAACTGAAAATGATGAAGAGCTTCCATCACCAGTAGTTGTTTGATCTATGAGAAGGAATAAATTCCAGAATTTACGTAAGGCAAAGTCCTGTTCAGCTTTAGAAACCGCACGAATTCTAGAGGCATCAGAATTGACGGAAGATTCCCCTCGTTTGTCGGCGATAACCTGTAATACATCCTGAACAGTTTTTTTGTAGTTTGTAGCCATAAAAAAAGACGGCTTCTTTCGAAGTCGCCTGCGTATATATACGAACGGTGATTATATTGACCGTACCAAATAGTTAGTTAAAGTCAATTCATGAGCGATAAATATGCTTTTTCCCATTCTACAATATGTTTTTCCAAACTGTACCATCCCGTAACATTTCCATGAGCTTTAAAAGATATGTCTTCCCGTAATTCCTTACTGATGATCATATTTTTAATACATCGATACCAGTGATCTACGTCTAATGCCACGAGCCCAAAATTTCCATCAAAATGTTTATCATCATAGACCGTAGGTGAATACACACCCGGTATTCCAGCAAGTGCATATTCATAATATTTGATTCTAGATTTACACTTATTAAAGTCGTTATGAACTAATGGCGCCAATGCTATATCCAGTCTTAGACCAGAAAGTTTTGTCGGCCACACGTCCCATGGAACTCCAAACATACACTCTACAGGTAATCCAGATAGCAATTCTTTTACTCTGGTCTCTCCTACAAATATGAATTCTATTTGAGGGAATTCTGTATATATTTTACGGAGCGCAGGAGCTATCATTTCCAAATCTTTCATATGTGTGATAGAACCAGCCCAGCCTATACGTAACGTTTTACCTTCGTTTTTATATTTAACTGGAGTATCCCAACGTTCTAAATCAGGATAATTAGGAAGAATAACGACATTATTATTGAACTTTTTTAGTTGTTTTGCCAGATATTCATTAGTAGTCGTGACCATATCAGCAATTTCTAATGTTTTTTGTATAATTTCAGGAGCATCCGAAATCTGGTGTTCCTTCAAAAAGGGATTATGTTCTTCTACTTTGAGTCTATCATCCATATCAACAACAATCTTTTTCCCTTTTTCTTGTTGGTACGCATATAATTCAGCTATTCCTTTTTTATCAACACACCCGTGTAAAACGAATACATCATTATTTTTAATTACATCATCAGTTATTCCCCCATCAACTACGTGAGCATCCCATCCCTTTTTCTGAAGGTATTTGAATGGGTCATAAAGTCTCCACATAGAGGAACCTGATGGTGATGGAAAAGAGCGTATTTTCATGATCTTTCCTCCAAAAAATCCGTAACATAGTGCCATTCAACATCTGAGGGAAGTTTAAGTATATTTACCAGACAATCGTTCAGGTTATTCGCTGAGGGTAAATCCATATGACCATGGAGCTTTAGGACGTCGTCGGGTGAATTCCAAAACTCTTCGTCAATAGAATAGTTATATTTATAGAATTTTTTTGGACATATCATGTCTTTCTGATTTCTATCTATAGCACCCCACCATCCGTATTCATTTAATACAGTGACTACTTCCTGATTCCAAAGCCAAAACGGGGCACAAAATCCCTTTTCGAACGGAATTCCATCTTTATCAAATATTTCGTGCATATTATCGATGATCATTTTCATAGAATGCCTGTCACAATTCTCAAATTCTCTAGGCATATGGGTTACACCATGTGGAATAATCTGAATCCAATCTAAGTTTTCTTTTATTCTTTTGAGTTCCATATCTCTATATATTCTTTGAACAGATTTTTCGAAGGTATAATCAAAAGGAATGGTAAACATGGATACTTTGAACGTGGGATAGCGATCTTTAATTTCCAGAAGTAGATCAAGCTTATTATTTAGTACACTAAAATCATGAATATCTAAGCTTACGTGTTTCATATTTTTTTACCTACCGCCATTATCACCAACAGATGCTCCTGATTGGGTAGATATATAAACTGGTGTCTCCCAAAACCATTTTCTTTATAGAGTTTTTCTATATCTTCGTGCTCAAATTCATACATGTGTTCAGGGGACTGTATATGTGAACCACTTGGAGTGGTTATAACGAATTTACCACCCGTTTTTAACACTCTATGAGCGTCTCTAAAGAGGTCAGAAGGCTCATCTAAGTGTTCCAGCACTTCACCACTGAATACAAGGTCAAAATAGTCATTGGGTAACTCTGTTTGATTTCCAACTATCTGTTGAAAGTACTTTATACTCGAATTCTCTCGTTTATTTTGATCTATAACTTCTCCTGATATGTCAGTTCCCCACACTTCACAATTAGGGAACATTCCTTTTACCAACGTAGTAAATTGTCCTATCCCACACCCTATATCTAAGACTCTGTCTCCATCTTTTATTTCATCCATTGTGCGTAAGAAGCGTGATGTACCTGTTTCTTTTTCGTAGGCAATACGATTTTCAGTACCTGTATACCGATTATTCCAATAGAAATTAGTATTAGGGTTGATATCTTGTAGTTTTTTCATGTTTTCTTTTCTCAAAATACTCAGGAAATCGAGCATGTTGACCCTCTGTTCCTTCATAATGTTGAGCGAAGTAATTTTCTAAGTACGCCATTTGATATCCTTTAGAGAGAAGATATTGAGAGAATTCTAAGTCCTGCATCCCGTGAAGAAAGTCATTCTCATTCCACCTAAAATCCTTATAAGCTGAGGCATCTACGAAGTGACAAATTCCTCCTATGTGTCTGGTCAACCCAAGAAATTCACCTTTAATTTTTCCAAAATCAATTCTTTGAGCTCCGCCAGGGTTATCTTTTAATCCCTCAATATAGCAAGATAGGGCCATGCGACGATTAGATTTCCATATCTCCACCATTTTCTCCAGCCACCCGTTAGATTTGAAATAACAGTCATTGTCTATTTTTATAATGATATCGTATGTTCCTGTTTTATATATTTCTTCTATTGCGATATTGGAAGCTTTTGATATACCTTTATTTACTCCGTTCGAAATTAACGCTTTTGAATGCCAAGAATCATTAAGCCATTCATAAGTTCCGTCTGTAGAGCCGTTATCTACTATAAAATGATCATATGGGTATCCGGCTGTTCTCTCTAAACTTTCGAAACATGTTTTTGTATATTCGAGCCTGTTATATGTGATCGAATAGATTGCTACTTTTGGTTCTTTCACTTCACCCAGATACGGTAGCTGAATCTCAACATCAAATGCGTCCCATGCAGGTTCACTAAATCCCTTCTCATCTAGTTTCTTTTGACTCTTCATATCCTTATGAAGGTGGTAATCAGTAAGAAGCAGAGGTACACGCTTAAATATATACCCACACTTAGCCATTCTTACCCAAAGATTCCAGTCAACATACTTTTTATACCGCTCATCAAACCCCCCAACATATTTAAGTGCTTGTTTTCGGATTAAAGCGTCAGAAGTATCTATATAATTTCTTCTCATTAAAGAAAAAGGATTAAAGTCTGAAGCGTACCCAATTTGATCTACAATTTCTTTTGTTTCATCTATTATCCATCTGTCTCCATAAGCTACCGATACATCAGGATAATTCTGTAAACACTTGTATAACGCGTTTAAATGGTCAGGACGGTACTCACAGTCATCATCGAGGAATGCTATAAACTCACCTTTAGCAAGTTTTATCCCTGCGTTCTTTGGTTTTGTATCTGTTCCGGAATTTCTCGTGAGTCGTGTATAAATAATTTTTGGATCGTTTAAGCTTGCAATGTATGCTTGAGTACCATCAGTTGAATGATCGTCTGCAATAATGAGTTCCCAATCAGTGAAGGTTTGATTTTTAACAGACTGTATAGCCTTTTTAAGACGGTCTAATCGATCAAATGTGCTGATAATTACACTAATCATATTATCTGAACCCTAATGGGTCTTTTTTCATTTGTTCTTTACGCCATGCTGGTTTATCTTTTGCCCAGCTTTTTTTCCGATCCTCTTCCCATCGTCTGAGTTTAAGACTAGTTTTAGTCCATTCTTTCCGTTCTGAATCGAATATATCTGCGGCTTGTCGTTCTTTTTCTGGGTCACCGATGGTGATGTACTTTTCTGTAGAAGCCCAAGGAATTGAAGTTTTAATGTATGGGATACCTTTTTTGTTTTTAAGTATAACTGCTGGCCTATCGTCTGAGTCTTCAACATATTTATGATACCCTTCGCGGATTTTTACCCATTTCATACCAATAAAAAAGACACCTTCCCTTTCGGGTTGGTGCCTTGCCTGCAATGCAGGAACAGACTACTTAGTATTGTATAGCACATCTGTTGACTTTGTTCAAGTTTTAGGCTAATTGCAAACAAAAAAGCCTCTAGAGGTATGTCCCCTAGAGACTTTATTTGTCGTAGAGATCTACCAGTTTTACGCGGTAGAACTTACTGTGTGATGAGCGTTCACAAAGAAAGCTGTGTTAAGCGGTGCAGCACCGAAAGTTGTTTTCCAACCTGCGGTAGCAATTTTCTCTGTTGGATCGCCCGTACCACCTGAACTAAAGCCTTTAACAAATGTTTGAAGGTTCTGTAATTCAGTTACACCGAAAGCATCCTGTCCAAAAAATGATGTAACGTAGATGGAAGATGAAGATGTTACTCCAGTATTTCTAACGTATCCGTTAGAAGAAACTAAGAATCGTGTACCCATCAATTTTCCAGCTTCGCTTGTCATTAATTTGTTCGAGTTTGGATCTGTGTATTTGTTTGCGTCAATCCATCCACCAGTCGTTGTATCGGCTTGTAAGTCGTACAAAGAATCAGGATGAATAACAGCAGCCCATGATCCGTCCGGCAACTGCATTGCGTCGTTTCTCTGAAGTGTTCGGTTTGCACGTCGTACTTCAGTGATAGTCATCGTTCCAGTTACAGGAATAGATGTCCATGCAGCTCCAGCTACACCAGTTGCAGCTTGGAGTGTACCAGCGGTAGACACAATGTTACGGATAATAGTATCAATAGAAAGACCTGCATTGTATGCAAGACGTTCTACAGCTGATTTCATAACATCTCCAAAACTCGTATATGCGAGTAAGTCAGAGATAGAAACTGCAGCGTCGTATTGTGCTGTTGATCCGGTTACGTTCGTAGCCGTCATTGAAATTGCTGTTGTTGGGACTCCTTCTCCTTGCCCTGCGGTAACGATAGGAAGATTACTCCAGCGAGTCCAATACACAACACCTGTACCATAACCCCCAGCTCCTTTTTCAATTTTTCGATTTGTCTGTCCCAGTTGTTTGAAAACTAGTTTAGACTCAGCAACTCTTAAAAAAAGCTGATCATAGTATCTACTTTTGATAGCCTGTGAAACGGTTGTCGTTGTTGATTTAGCGGTATCTAATGCCATAATTTAATTCACCTCCCCCAGTAGTAGGATCACCACTGACCGGTGGCTTTTAGATGTGCTTCCATTTGTTCCAAAGTCATATTGTTTGGATCTACATTTGTCTTCACTCTACTGACCACACGATTCGTAATGCCCTGGTCAGATTGTTGGGATTTCACAATCCGTGCCTCTTGATTTGCTTCCGTAACTCTGGCTCCTAAAGATTTAGCGGTAGCAACTGCGCGTCTTGCTGCCTCTGTTCGCGTGATTCCAGGGTTAGCAGCTAAAATAGTTGCTCCTAATGAATCAAGCTCTTGAGAATATTCAGAGCTATTGGGATCAAACTGCGGCAATGTTGTCTTCAAGAGTTCAATCTCAAGCAAGTCAGTCTTATCAACTGGTTTAACTTTTGATTGGGTCTTAGGTTCTAGGAACTGTTGACCCTGAGCAATCTTCGATTTGATTGATTCAAGCTCCTGCAAGGCTTGGGTTGCCTTACGCTCACTTTCTTTCATCTTCCCGTAGACTTTGCTGAATCTCTTTTCAGGAACATACCTTTGTCCTGCTTCATCTTCTGCAACTTCTTCATCAGTTTTTGTTTCTTCAGTAGCCTTGGGTAGCTCTGAGTCCTCAACAACTGGTGCTTCTGTTTCAGGTTCTGTAACAGTCGTTTGTTCTTCGGGTGCTGTCGTCTCGATCGCTGTATCTGTTTCAGCGTTTGGTTCGCCATTCTCATCAGTCACAAAGTGACCATTGAGGGCTGCAGCTAACTGGCTCATAGTGTCATCTGACATATGGCCTCCTTTCTTTTGCGAGGTTGTAAGTCAACCAGGAACCTCCCATAAACATGATCATGGTTACGTACCAAGAACGAGTGTCTTGTGAACACTGAACAAAAACCGTCAGTTTCTATTCAACGTTCGCAAGTCGATCACTATTCCATCCTTTACTCGGTAATATCCAGCTATCATCGATCCCCATGGACAAAAATCGCATGAAATTGTGCCGTCAGGATTGGCTGTATATCCTTTATGTTCCATCCAGTTATCTTTGGTATGTGTTGAACAGATATCAATTTTTACTGGACTATGTGTTTCTTTTTGAGCTCCATCCCAAAACTCGTCATTACTCTTGGGCAGAGCCGCTGGCCTTTTGTCGTTGTTCATTTAATTTTTCTAAGGCTTCGTCTATCTCTCCAACTAATTGTCTGAGAGCATTAACTTGACCTCTCGCAAGATTAAATTCTTCTAATGATTTGTAACCGGTAATAATCGCTTCATTGGCAAAGGCTTGAATCTTGTTTTGTATGTACGCCTTCATATATGACCATCCTTGTGTTGTCGTCATTTGTTCTAAAGCTCCAGCACGTGCCAAGATTTCATTCTCGGCTTCCTGGTATTTCTCTTTTTGTTCATCAGGAACCTGCATATGATTGACCTCCTGTCTGATTTGTTGACATATCTGGTAATGGATTTTCTAATGGTTGTCCTATCATTTGATCAATTGCGGCTTGATCCATTGGCTGACCTTGGGATGGTTGTCCTTCGGGAGGTGGTGGTTGGACTTGTGGAATATCTACAACAACACTCTTAGATTCTAAAGCCAAATGTAGTTTTTCAAATCCTTCTTCTGTAAGCGTCGTGTAGTCAAGCATTTTCTTTTGTCCTGCCAATCCTTGTGCCCATGCCGGTGTTGAGAATCGTTCGATAGCAGTAAAGAAATTTTCTTGAAGAGCAATAGGATCGTTTAACTGATCGCTTGAAACGGCTGAAACGAAGTCATAATCACCGACTATTGCTGGTTGTATATCATCTGGTAACAAATTGAGAAATGCAAAGGATTCGTCCTGTCCTATTTCTAGCTTAGCTTTCTTTTCGAGGTCTCCTGGTATGATGGGATTTCCCTCCATGTCTGTTTGAGACAACTTAGTATTCTCTTTCAGGTACCTTACGGCATCTTGTCCCATAATACGTAACATCTGTTTTTCTGTGGTGTACTGAACTCGTAAATCTTTCCACTGATTGGCTATGCGTTGAATAACCATGTGATTAAACAGTTGAATCTTTAGCTTGAATTGAGCGTTTGCTTCCTGTTGAATGAGGCGTGTGCCGGTTGCCGTCTTATTTGCTACAGAATCGTTGTTAATTCCTACGGTGTAGTCAGTTATTCCAGACCCGTTCTGCATCGCACTCGTGAGGTAGTTCATTGTTTGAACGAATGTCGCTCCAGTTACGTCTGGGACGTTGAGCATTTCAACTGCATTCATGTCATCGGTTGTAACTACATTCCCAGGAGCTGAAAATAGTGTGTGCATGTCCACACCTGATTTCTTTTTCACTTTCCACATAGAGCGAAGTACAAGTTGAACGTTGTCTAATCGTTGATTTAGAACTGCGTTAATAGCTCTCTGGATACGATCTACGGGCTCTATTTCTCCCATGCCGTATAATTCACCTGGATATGGATAGTCTGTACCGTACACAAGCGGTAATTCACCGTGAAAATAAGGGTTATCTACTTCACGTATGACAACGTCATATTCAGAAGCAATTTCGCACCATCCATCTGGAGTGAGTTTATGAAGTACAACTATTTCAGGATTACTTTCATCTTTTCCGATGAATTCCTGTGTAGATAGCATTATTCTTCTGTGACTTCTAAAATATAAATCTTGAGGATTACTTGTTTTATTTGCTGTTTTTGCTTTGATTTTTTGTTCTAATACGTCTAGATTCTTATAGTATTCAGATCCTCTTGCGTCGTTGATTGCCCGTAGTTCGTCGACTGTTTTAAACGTCCGATATACAAACCAACGCATATTATCGAGTCCGGTAGCGTTTGGATCAGGGAAGCAATCGTATATGTTAAATAGCTCGTAGTTAGGCCCATCAAACTGAGTGACTTTGACCATCTCTTTATTTGTTGGTGTCCATACAACACGTCCATTTACTTTCTTTGGCTTCATCCGTGGTTTTTCTTTTTCTCGATAGTCCCAGTAATTTCTACCGAAGAACGTACCAAAGATAAGCATTGATTTAACTGAATTGACGAGTTTTGGAAACATCTCAGCTCTGCGCCAGTCATATTTAACTAAAGAATTGAGGATGTGGGCGGTGGCACTATCTCCACCTTCTTGAGGATAAAACGATCCAGTAGGCTCATTAGCTACCATACGTGGAGTAATAGTTTCGATTACTCGAAATATACGAGGATCAAAAACCATTGCATTGTGGGGGTAGTTATTAGGGTCAAGATAAGAACGATACAATTCTTCCTGTTTATTCATCCGTTCATGAATAGGGTCAAGATATTGTTTAGACAATTGATATTGACATTTAGATTCTTCAATAACATCGTCTTCACTTTTATTTCTGGTGTTATAATTTGCCATAAAAAAAGGACACAGATTATTTCTGTGCCCTGCGGTTTGTATCCGAACGGACTATCTAAGAAGTAACAGAAGATAAGTTAAAGTCAAGTTTTAGGTCGAAACCACACTCTCGAATCAATAAAGGTTATTTTGTTTACAACTCCCTGACGTACATCCACTCTAATGTCTAACTGCCCATCTGATACACGCTCGACTTCTTCTTCTATCCGTACAAGATGAGGTTTATTCTTTTCTATAAGTTGAGCGTACTGCTCTGGTGTCATTTGTTCTGGCATGGTCCCTCCTTAAATTCCTATGACGTTATCCCTTGGTTGATATTGTGGCCTATATATTTCTTCTTGTTCATAAGCTACCGGTCGTTCTGTCTGATACATCTGCCACCCTATTGCAGGAGCAAAAACCCCATCATCGTGTGTTCCTTTAGCCGCTTCGGGTCTCCCCATAGAACCTTTTACAAATGTTTTATGATGATCTAAAAGCCTTTTATCATAGATAGTTACTACGTGACTATCAAACGCTTCTTTCCAATCTCCTAACAAGTATGGCCTTGTACTTGAGTCTGTACTCCAACCTAGCATTGTTGATTCTTCTTCACCATCGGTTTTTCCCCGCTTTTTCATTACGTATAATCTGTATTTATTCAATCTGTTTAAAACCCTAAAACGTTCCATTTCACTTGCCCCACCGTTGTTCCTTTCAAGACCGATTATTGGAAGTATTCCAGTCAAATCACATAGATATTCTAACGCTGGATGTATATCGGCAGTCATCGTTGCAGCTACATTTTCATTCCAGTAAACAATCGGGAAGTCAAGTTTTTCATAACTCATAAAGGGAATACAGTTGAAATCTCCTCCACCTTGAGCACAATCACCAGGTACAAGAATAAACTCACCTCGTTCTATTTTTCTATAGACTCTGAACTCGCCCATAAACATCCTTTAATATTGAACCTACTTTTAGTGGTTCTATTATTTTACCTGTGTAATACATAATTGCTTCTTTTGTAAAATATGGATCTCCACCGAGTAAGAACGCCTCAACATCGTATGTTGGATATTCTCTTAACTCTTCGAGATCTAGTAGTTCTCTGGTTTTTTTAAAATGCCAATAGCATTGATCCACTTTTACATTATTTTCGTTTCTAATCTGATCGTAATATATTGGTGGTTCCCATCCTTCTGGAGCCGGAGAACTATATTCATCGTGAAGATACCATGCAAAAAATCTACTTTTATATTCTGCTCCTGGCTTTTTACCTATCTCATACTCAGTATGAAAATAATCTCCCGATAGGTTTCCGGTTGACTCTCTAATTATCTTCCCAAAACCGTCTTTAACTTGTTTTGATGCCCCAACAACAAGCTTTTTAGCATTAATCACCTCTGTATTAGGATAAAATGCTATCTCAGTGAATAAAAGGTTTTGTTTCGTACCTCCTCTTCCTGATACCTTGGCGCTTGCTGTCTGTGTGGCGAATATTGATTCTTTTAGTCCAACTATTTGAGATCCCTGTTCATCAGCTTTAAGTAAGGATTTGCGTATTTTTAATATGTCTTGTTCATTATCAGTCTGATATGCACGTTTTATCCAAGAATTAAAATAATAGCTCATTCTACTGAAGTGAACTAAAGTCTCATCATCCTTATGAGAGTATACGTCTGAAAATGTAATAGGTATTTCACCCATCTCTGAAAGTATAAAATCTACCGTAAACATTGCTACCGTCATAGAAGATCCACCCCACTGTCGAAACTTAGTCCAGTTTTCTCTAATGCCTTTAAAATCTGGATAATCTTTCTCTAACAATCCGTATACGTAATTTTGTGTATCATTAAATACAAACGGAATAGGTTCACCTTCTTTGCTAATTAAATCAAAGTTATCTTCTATAAATTCTTTATAGTCTATATATTTCATTTTTCTTTAATGTATTTATTTGAGTTAAACTGAATTGCTATAGATGGGCCTTGTTTATCCTGAAGATTTCCTACTCGTTGTTGCATACTCTTCCAATAATTAAAATCTCTTTTTCCGTTCTTCATTCCTATCACGTCTAATCGCCACGCATGACCTTTGAGTTTTCTATCCCACTCTGCATTAAACCACTCAATAAATCCTTTTAGATCAAGCCATTTGTACCAGTTTGTTCTATCTATTCCACTTTTCTCTGAGATATCTGTTGGGGAATCTGTTTCTAATTGCATTGCTGTGTCAAGCCAAACGATCATGTGGGGTGTCGGGGTGAAGACGTCGCTTTTTGTTGACTCAATCGACTCTACGGGTAGTGTAGGGGTATCACTCATATTCGCTCTTCCTCTCTGATTATAACAGACACAGTCAACTCAGTTCTAACAGGCAAAGCCATGAGTTTTGCAACATTTAGTTGTTCGTATTCTCCGGTATAAAACGTGATGGAGTATCCATCATCTGCATTAGGACCAGATACTTTTAATTTGTCTGATTTAAATTCTAGCTTCATATCTTTTCTAGGACTTCAAAAGCCTTCTCCATTTCTTTAAATGAGTTGTTCATATGCTCTGAAACCCTATTCATCTCTTTCTTTTCTTTCTCATTAGCTACCCGTCCATTGTATGTGTACGTTTTTGTTACTCTTGGAGCAAACATTTTATTTAATAAATCTATTATCTGTTGTTTCATATTTTATTCCTTACCTGACCAAAGCATAAGAATAACTGCAAACGGAAATATTGCTCCTATTCCAAAAGCTGATATATAATCTAGTAAAGTTAATTCAAACATATTCTCTTTAGGGATTAGACCTGACCTCATATTTAAGCCTAAAATACTCTCTAATATCTACATTAAACGGTTCTATGAGATTGAACTTATCCTCAGCTTGTAATTGATAAAACACTTGGACGTTTTCTGAGTCTTCAAACTTTATTGACTTTAAATGCTCCAAAAACTCCTCAATATCCAATCCATTAAAAGCACCTATGTATACGTTCGTTTCTAGCATCTTTTGACCTCCATACCAATGATTAGGTATAGATTTATCATCAGCGGACACTAATCCTTTAGAAGTAGGAAAACTACTAGTATCTTCTTTACTAAAGTAGCTATTTATCTCTTTAATCCTATCTTCCTCGTCTTCTGATACTGATAATATTAAAATTACGTTTGTTACTGTACTCATATTCCTTCCTTCTTAGATGGAGGGGGAGAGCTAAAAACTTTTAATACATAGAGCACTCCAAACAACTCCTTACACCAAACTTCAGCACTTCCCTGAATAGAAATATCGCTTGAAATAATCCAAGGACGAAAGAATAATAAAAGCTTTTTCCATAACGGTATAGAGCTAACTGCTGTATCAATACTCTCAAATACTGTTCCGGTTGTTTTCAGTTTCTTTTCCATACGCTTCTCCCTGTGTGGGGGATTATATTTTCTATGTATTAATCCATGATGAGCACTACATAGCCAAATAACATCAAATGGTTTGTCATAATCAAAATGATGTCCCTGTGATTCAGCGTTCCCACAAATCTCGCAACATTCTTTACGAACCTTACCCGATATAACAGCATTTTGAAGACTTTTTCTAACCAGATACTTTTTCCTTTTTTCGTAATTTTTAACATAATTCTTTATATATTCTTTATTACATTCTCTACATCGGCTAGACATTCCACACGACCTTGAAGAATCTTTTATAAATTCACTTTTAAGTTTGTATTTATTGCAATAATAACAATGATACTTTTTTCCCATAATTTTCCTTTCCTCATATGTTGGATAAGAGTTAAACTAACATAAAAAGTTATTATTTTTATTTCTTTCTATATTTTCATGATTCTACCACGTACTTCTCAATGGTTAGACTCCATCTTTATCATTACGAACCAATACCCACTATTTTCAAATAAAACCTTAAATTCTTCAATTTTACCTGAGTTTAGATATTCCATGAGATTACCGGGATAATGCTTTTTGTCAAAACTCATCCAATGCCATCTACTCATACGTTCTCCTTCTCTAGCCCCTCAATCAAATTAGCTTCATATACTGATACTGCCATTATCCATAAATCTGGTTCTGGTTTAATACATGATGGTTTATTTGTTTCTATATACTCTTTAAATACTTGAACAGCTATATCTAAATACTTTTTAGACCGGCCATCTATTATGTCCGTATAATTCCAGTATCCTTTCTCAATCATTTTTTCAGTTATCCTCTCTCGTATATCTTTAGATGTATCCATAGTTAGACCTCCAAATCATTACAATTAGTTGCATAATCTTTCATGTCTTTTACTTCAACAACATACGTCATCCAGCAATTTCCTGTAGCCTGATAAAACCATACATATTCTTTTCCGTCTTCTGCCACATATACAGGTGTTATATTTCCCTGTTTATCTTTCCTCAAATACATTTCTTTAATTTTTATTTTATCCATAGTTACCCTTCTTCTAGAGTGAAACTAGACTAATCCCATTTAGTTGTTTGAACCATCCCGCATTTTAAACACGTTCTTTTAACCCAAATAGTCCATATTGCACGATTAAATTCTTTCCATTCTGTCCATTTATGACCAAATATCCAAAAACATCTCATAACTTTGTATACTATGAACTAGACCTTGTAATATTCTGGCTTAGGAAATCTACTATTAAACTCTGGGCCGTCACATTCTGTATATTCGACTTCATAAGCATCGTCCCAATACTTTTTTAGTTTTTCTTTATCTGGAAGATAAGCAACTATTACGGCATAGCTCCCATCTCCAGCATAACCAGTACACCACCAAGGATATTTATAATTAAAAACCAGAGGCCTACAATCATCTACTGACTTTGTGTAAAATCTATATCTTTTCCAATTTGGTTTATTCCTAATGTCTCCCTTTTTCATATCTTTATGTTTTACTCGATCGCATACTGTAACAATAATCTTCTTTCCTCGTATTTCTGATTTACATCCACAATTAAAATGTGTAGTTATAGGTAACATAGTAGTTCTAATGAGAGTACAGGGTGAGAGAGACAGGATTTGAACCTGTAGCGTTCCGGCTATCTTATATTTTCAGGTAATTACTCCTTATTTTTTAAGAAACACCTTCTGTGTTTACCTACCGTCAAGTGTGCACCCCGACGGATTATTTTTCACCACTCTCTCACTCCATACTCTATATAAAAGAATCTACTTCAAACTAAAACTGATGTACTAAAAAACCTTCAATAAGTTTATATTCTAACTGATACCAAATTTTTCTTTTCTTTCCACATTCACACTTTTCAAAAACAGCCGTTCCTTCTACCGTATCTATTTGACCTGCAAACCATGTTGTACCCACTTCTGGTACTGTTTTGTACTTAATCCACTTATGTCTATGAAACAATTTTTTAATATACATAAAACTACTTCAATTTTTTATATTCTTCTTCAAATTTAACTTCTGCATCTGCATCATCCATGCCCCATTCTGCCCAATCAATCCTATCAACGAATATATACTTACACTTCTCTTTTTCCTCTTCTCTTGCTTTCGTTATCTCTGATTGAATGAACTCCTGTAATTCTAAAAAAAACTTATCTTTTGAAGTAATCTCTACGTGACTACTATGTAAATCTCCCGCACAACATGTTTCTGTCTTTATATTTTTTAAAATATTTATTAATTTTTCTAATCGTTCAATTACATCACTCATATATTCTCCTTAAGAATTGAAACTATTTTTTCTGAATGATACTGTTGAGCTGGTAATCCCATATTGTTTAGATATATGGTTATCAAATGCTCTATCTTTTCCCAATCAATATACGGACTAAGTTTTACCTCACCTGTTACATTCTCTGTCCCTCGAATAGTATTAGTCTCATATCTACTACCTGGAATAGGCTTGAACTTAAGAGCTTTCTCAAATCGTCCGTCCTTTCCTCTTCTTACCTTCTTCGCTGTAGAGGCTGCAGCTTTTCTTCCTATAAGACTGAGATTGATACAGCCATTTTTTTCACATATTTCTTGGGTTTCGTCTTCATTCCAGAATTTAACTTGTGGCTCATTAGTCCTAAAACTGTGTTTTACCTTGTCTCCTATTCTCCATTCTTCTTTCATACTTCCTCCAATCTTTTAATTAACGCATTGTAATCGGTCTGAGCGATCTCATTTACATGTACGTGTATATATAGCCATTTCCTAGGAAAGTGCCGTTCTATGAACATTGCAAACTCTGTAGGGTGATGGGTATAGTACATGTGGTGGCCACTACAGCCGCATAGTACGTTCTCATCATCCCAGCGTAGTCTTCTGTTAGCTCGTCCGACTATGTGCATGGTTTGTAAGTTACCAGCACAGGTTACGTTATCTTTCCCTGCAAGCTCACATACTCCCCGCGAACGGGTTTTTAAAGAGAAAAGAGTGTCAGCCTTTCTTAGGAGAGCTGTCTTAGACTGTTTCTTTAATCGTTTTGGTTTAGAGAATTTTAAATTCATAGTTAGTTCAGCCATTTTTTACAATAATCACAAGACCGCCTAAGTGCTGTAAAAGGTAATAAGTGCCATAAGTGTTTTAGTTTTTTCATATGTTTCATAGACGAGACCTTAAAGAGAGTTAGGCCATACTTTTATATCTTTCAAAAAATACATCATGTAATCTTTTGTTTTTAGCTTTTCTTGTAAATTCACACATACCATCTTCTTCTAAAACGGTTGCGCCATGACTTTGACCACATGACGCACAGATAGCTTCTACCCATTCTGGTTTACCTATAGCCTCTGACAGATGAGACATTTTATAAACCTTCCCATCGATACTGTGACCATAGGTAGCGTACTCATCAGCACTTACCCAAGTTTCTCTCATTGGTCCTAAAGAATTAGTCAAATATCCTCCAAGTGCGGCCATAATTATTTCCCTTTAATAGTTCCTGTTAAGTTAACCGTAGGTAGTTTATCTATAAGGTTTTTCACTAAGTTCTTAACATCAATAACGTCTGCATTAAGATCAACTATTCGATCAAGCATTTTCTTTTCTGCCTCAAGTACTGCAACATGTTTATTAGCCTCGTTAAGTTGTTTCTGCACAGTCTGTACCTCTTCATCTTTAAAGTGAGTGAGATCAAACTCTTTTTGCTTAATTTCTAATCTATGATTAGCCTCAATCTCTTTTACCTTCAAAGCGTTTTCTCTCTTAATTTCCTCTATTTGATTCTCATATTTTTTCTTTATTTCTAAGGAGTTATCAGTCTTTACTGTTTCCTCCTTCTTTGATTTATTAAAATTGAACATAATATTCCTTTCTCCTGGGTCTATCCCAGGTAACTAGACCTCATCTTTTTTTAAGTACGTACTTTTCCATCCTTTTTTCCAAAATTGCCATGGTTTAATCCAATCTACACTCATAAATCCATTTCCATATAACATTGCGTCCCTGTTCATCTTTCGCATAAAGTAATTCATTGAGTGTCTATAGCGACGTTTCCACCGTATTTCAAACCTTATATTTAATTTTCCAAACCATTTATTTATTCTCATATCCCCTCCCAGGTAACTAAAGTGACTAGATATTAGAATCTGTACTTGTTAAATTCTTTTCATGACCATCATATAAACTTCTCAATATTTTTAAGTCTTCCCATCCTTTTGTATCACTAGCAGCTTCTAAAACTTCAATCATAAATTTCCAATCCGACAAAGTCATTGTTATATTCATGGTTACTTCGGTTCTATATGGCTCTTTTGTTTGTATTGTTGCTTTCATATACTTCTCCCGTCTCCTTCAAGGAAGGAATAAATTACTTAACCTGTTTTATTTTTAATACTGCTTTGTATTTTTTACCGCTTTCAAAGTGCGTTACCATAGTTTCTTCTTTACTATCAGTTGCGTTTGTTTCGTTCATAAGGGCACAAAACAATTTAGCCGTAGTTACAAAGTGATTTATTATTTCTGGCGTGCTATCTTTTATACTCATATTTTCCTTTCTAACCCCCTCTATAACGCTCTCCTTGGGAGAAGAGCATTAAGAAGAGATTAACGTAAATAATCTAAAACCTTTCTTATGACTTCTACTGCACTTAATGATTTGAAATTTAGTTCTTCTAAGATTTCCGGATCTTTCTTTTCTTCTCGGTACGGATAAAAAGACGGATCTAACTTGATTCCTTTCCTCGTTATTTTTAGTTCAAATTCATAAGTATCTACGTACATTGACATATTGTCTCCTTTACTTTTTTAATATTTTTTTAATCTTCTTCTCTTCTTCTTTTGTGACATACATAGGAACTACTT